TGCGTTTGTTATTGCCATTACTCTGAACCTGCTCCTAATGGTGGCATTGCTGCTACTTTAATTTTTAATGATCTTGTCACGTGTTCTCTTTGTGTTGTTGTTTCTGCATTATTAATATCATCTTCTGCTTCTTGATCAGAATTATATTCATGATTTGTTTGTGTATTTCTTAATACTACCTCAGTTTCACACTTAACAACAGGTACTTTTTTACCATTTATCATTGTGTAATTTACTGATCCTTCTTCTTTAAACGCCATATTTTCTCCTTAGTCTCTGTTTATTTCTAATAAAGATGCCACTACATGTAACTCATTAGCATCAGATGCGGTAACTTTCAATACCTCACTTTCTAATAAAATTAGTGGTTCTGTTAATAATTGTTCACTAGNATTAGAGGCTATTGACTTTGTTTTAAATAAACTAAATACAGCACTAGCTGCNTTAGTTAATGTTACNGTTATAGTTGCTGCACTTCCAGCATCATTTGATATNAATAAAGANTTTACGATTGCTCTAGAATTACTGGGAGTAGTGTATAAAACCGTTTCTCCTGTAGTAGTTAAATCTACTTTTGCATTTGTATATATATTAGCCATTAAGCCACGCAAACCTTTCTTGTTCTTGTTTCTGTTCGTTTAAAAATGTAGAGTTTAATTGTTCTACGATTAAAGCAATTGCTCTATTAATTTGTTTTTGGTTAGATACATCATACTCTTCTTTTGGTTCAGGTAATCTTACTATTACTTTAGCCATTATCGTTTACCGTCCGGTTGTATATCTATTCTTAAAGTACCAAATCTCCAAGATTCACTAATATCTGTATTTTCTATTTTTATATTAACAAATCTACCTCTAGCTCTTGTATCTTTTTTTTCAGTGCTTGAGTTAACTGTAAAAGGACTTAAAGCAGTTGTTGTTTCTGATTGTTGTGGATAACGTTTGACGGCTAATGTAATTTTTGCATTACCTTGTAGATCTTTAAAATCAGGAACAAATCTTCTCATAGCTAAAAAATTTTCACCGGCAATAGTAGGACCACTTGATTTACCTTGAGCATCTTTTTGTTTTGCTTGTAAATCAAAGTCATATGATTTTACAAAGGATGTAACAGTAGTAGTTGAACCATTGGGATTAACTTGATCTGTTCCTACTTCATGTTCAAATAATGTTGTTTGACCTAAACCTGATTGACCAACAATTACAGGAAAAGTACCTGTTGCTGAGTCATTAAATTTAGTAGCTGATGGTTTAGGATATACACTAGCATCAATCCAAGAAGTTCTTGCTTCTGTTCCTATATACCAAACTCCACCTCTCATAGGTTCTCCATAATTAAATACTACATATTGATCATTGTAATCAGAACCTTGTGATGGATAATACCAAACAACTTCTGTAAATAAATTATTAATACCTGCATAAATTTGTTGACCTTTTGTAGTATCTGCTTGGTCATAAACATAATCTTCAACAGAACAAGGTAATGATTTAACCGTACCATCAAACATAAAAAAACCATTAAGACATCCAAAATGCAGCACCATCTATTTCAATAGCTGCATTCTTACCAATTAATCCACAGTTAGTGCCTACTTGCTCAAACCCAAATGTAAAAGGTGCACCAATAAATTTCATTGTGTACAATGCATTATCAGTCCAAACTAAAATTGTTTCTTTTGCTTTTAATGAACCTATAATTTTTGTTCCATCTTGTAGTCTTTGTGAACCTGCAGAATTAATTGCAGTCGGCGTGTAATCATTTATATCTTCTTGGTCCGAGAATCTTATAAACATATCATCTTGTGTAGAGGTATCTCCAATAGTTGTTTCTGTTCCCAAATGAATTAAGTGACGTGTTGTAGGTGAAACTAATGTAACTCTTGTTGCAGTTGGATTAGAAGATGTAGAAAAACCAGATGTGGTTGTAGATGCTCTTGTTGTTAGTCTTGCAACAATACCAGCGTCCCATGTAAAAGTTTTTCCATTTGCAATAGTTGCAACTAATACTTGACCAAAATTACTTAATGACCATAAACCAGGTTCAAGAGAAACGTTTGATGCTGAAGCTGCTTCGCCCCATGCTCCACTACTCCAAGTATCAATACCCCAACCATAACCATAAGATTGTTCAGCTGGTCCAACAGTTTCATAAGGTTTGATTTCCAAACTACCTCCTGTTGAAACAGTTGCTGTTGCATTGCTTGATTGTGTAACTGTAAATACACTTGTACTTGTAACTGAAGTTACTTGAAATAATTTATCTTCAAAATCAGAATTTTGATAACCTGTACCNCCAGGTAAAGTTACGTTGTCTAGTAATANAATGTCCCCTGNACTTAGGCCGTGATTAGATTTTGTTATAGAACAAACAGCAGAGTTGTTAGTTGTTGCAATCGTGCAAGAAGCTAACGTAGTTTTTAAAGGTGTAATATCAAATAGTTGACCTTCAAAATATATAAGTAAAAATTTATCTGTACCAATTGCAATGTATCTATTTCCATCTAAGTCTACAAAAGCAAACTGACGTCTTGTAACACCTACAATTGTATCTGTAATTAATGATGACCAACCACCTACTTTTTCAGGTAGTCCATATCTAAATCTTGTGTTATCACAATCAATCCATCTGTTTTCAGCGCCAGATGCAGTATCTTGTTTGTCTATTCCTGGTAAGACTTTAAAATCAATTAGAGCCATGGTCCGTGCTCCTATATGTTATCTTTATAGATCCAGCCTCTAGTTGCATTAACATACACTAAAGTAAATGCAGCACTATTAGCATTAACNACTAAATTAGAAGCGGCACCTAAAATATTAGAACTGTTTCTACCGATTNTTAAATTATTTGATGCAAAAGCATTACCACTATCAATAAAATGTACTTCATTACCTATTGCAGGAGATGCTGGTAAANTAATTGTAACTNCNGTACCAATACCACTTCCTGAAGTATTAACTAATAATTGATCACCATTAACTGCTGTATAAGTAGAAGGTGGTGTGTAGTATCCTTTTGTTTGTATTTTCCCTGTAACGTTTGTACCATCAGAATATAAAATAGTAGTTGATCCTACAGGTAAAGCAAGACCTGTTCCTGAAACTGTTTTAACTGTTAATGTGTAATTAGAAGAAGATCTTGCTGTTGCATCTTCTATTATAAAAACTCTTTCAGCACCGTCTGGCATAGTAACTGTTCTAGCTGCTGTTAAAGTTCCTGTTAGTTTGTAGTATAAATTTTTACCGTTTGCTGTAGCGTGATTAGCTAAAGATAAAGCTACATCTCCTGAACCTACTGCAAGTGATAAATAACCACTAGCTGCTTGTTCTAAAATTTGTAAATTTGTATTAGTAATTGTTCCCCATGTACCAGATTTTTCACCTGTTGTTATGAGTTCTAGTTTTAAATCTGTCGATGTACTTGATGCCATAATTCTCCTATGCGTCTGGGTCTATTGGTACCCATACTTGATTAACCCCTGGGGGTATTGGATTCCATGTTATAGCACTTACAGGGTTAGTTGCAAGGTTAAATTGTTGTCCTGTAACATCTACTCTAACGGTTATATCTGCTATTGAATTACCAATTGCAATATTTAACCTATTACCATTAGCAATTACAACAATACCTCCTCCACCGATTCCGGCAAAAGTAGTTGATGCGAAAGATGTTGCTCCAAAAAACATTACGGTGTTTGAATCCTTGTCCAAGTTTGTGAGACGCCTGGTACTACACCATCCCATTGTTTGATATTAATAGAAGTAGGTACCGCTACTTCCAGTCCTACACCTGTTGGTAAGACTTTAGCTTTAGCTTTAATAGTTACTGTTCCTGTGGATAAGTTTTGTCTATTAGTTGTAACAATAGCTGTTGCATTAGCTTTGGCTGTAGCATTTCCAATAGCAATTTCAATACCACTTCCAGTAGTTGTAATTGTTGCTCCTGCAACGATTGTAACTTCTCCTGTATCAGTATTGATCCGTGATCCCTGAGGCAAGACTCCTGCTGCTGCAGTCGTTGTAACTGTTCCAGTAGATTCATTAATTCTTGACCCTGTTACATTATATTTAAATGCAAGTGTAACTGTACCAGTAGCCTCATTGATTCTTGATCCTGTTGGAATGATTTTTGCTTTACCAATAGTTGTAACGGAACTTGTATCAAGATTTAATCTATTACCGGATACACCTACTACATCAGCAGCTTTAGCTATTCCTGTATCAATTTCATAACCATTACCTGTAACACCAAAGTTAGCTGCTGCAGTAACTGTAACAGAACCTGTAGAAAAATTTAATCTTTGACCTGTTGGAGATACTGTTTGATTGATATTGATTTCAACATTACCAATTGTAGTATTTAATCTATTACCTGTTGGTAATACTAAAGCTTTTGCAATAATTGATGGATTACCTGTGGACTCATTGATTCTTGAGCCAAGGACATTGACGAATGCATTAGGGTTAAAGCCTACATCTGAAAATGCAGCTGAGGCGAAGGGTGTTGCGCCAAAGTACATGGCGGGTTACCTTGCGTTGGCTGGTATGTTATTAGTGCCGACTAAAGGTGCTTC